GACGACGAGAACCAGATCACCGACGCCGCGCGCGACCACCTGCTCAAGCTCGGAATCGACCCCAAGTACTTCAACGTGCAGCGCGAGTCGGACTTGTTCGCGCTCAGCACCGCAAACAAAAAGGAGTGACCTATGGCCGTTCTCGCGGCTGATGCAAACATCAACTGGTTCGGCAACCCGCGGAAGATTGCCGTTCCGTGCACGACTGCCGACGTGTTCTACAAGGGCGCCGTCGTGTGGGCTCTCGCTGCTGGCAAGTTTGGCGTTGCGCCGGCTGCGGGTGATCGCTGTATCGGGATCTGCACGCAGCAAGTCACGACGACGGCAGCTGACCAGCTCGTCGAGATCGCTGTCGACGGGCTGTTCCAGATCACCGGGACGTTTACGACGGCGACCATCACCGTCGCCGATTGCGGGGCGACCGTGAAGTTCGGGCAGGCCGAGGTGAGTGACAACGTGCTCGACGTTCGCACCATCGAGGACACGGCCCTGGCTGCGAACGACGCAATTCTCGGCCGGATCGTGAGCTTCCTGGACTCCAAGATCGTCATCGCCATCGGGCTGGGTTACACGGGACAGCTCGGGATCGCCGATGCCACCAACGCCTTCAAGTACCAGTAAGGAGGATTGAAACATGCTCACCCAAGGCGTGCAGATCCTCCGGGATACCGCGAGGTCTGCTTTCTGGCAGGGATGGGACAACTTCCCGACGCTGACAGATTCTCTGACGTACATCATGCGCTCCGATTCCGACCAGGAAACTTACGCATGGCTTGCCTACGCTCCGTCGGTGCGCGAGATGAGCGGCGTGAAGCTCAAGCAGGACGTGCCCGAACTGTCTTTCACGCTCAAGAACAAGCTCTGGGAAGTCACCACGGCGATTCCGTATTCGCTCTGGAAGTGGAACAAGAACGGCGCCGTCGCCCAGCTCGCCGCAGAAACCGGCAAGAAAGGTCGTCAGCACCGCGACAACCTCATCTCCACGCTCATCAAGAACGGTGGATCGACGGCCTGCTACGACACGCAGAACTTCTTCTCGTCTACCCACTCTGATCCGGGAGCGCTCTACACGACGAGCCAGAGCAACCTGTTGACCTACGTAGCCGCGACCGGAACCGTCCCGACCGACATCGAGATGGCCGGCGCAGTCGCAAAGGGAATCGGCACTTTGATGTCGTTCAAAGACGGAGCCGGCGATCCGGTGACTTATGGCGCCGTGTCTCCTGGTCAGATCGAGATCCACTCCTCGATCGGATCCGACGGGACGCTGTTCGCGACATTGATGCGCGTGGCCTCTGCGCAGTACTTGACCAGCGGCGCGAGCAACTACGTCCAGGGCTTGTTCAAGGCGGTCTACAACCCGTTCCTCACGGCCAACGACTACATCTTCATCTTCAACACTGGCACCAGCCGCAAGCCGTGCATTCTTCAGATCGCCGAAGACGTGGCGATGGAAGACGACTTCGGCGGCGACAACGAGTTCAACACCAAGGACCGCTGCTTCGGCGCCTTCGGGGCCTACAACGCCACCTACGGCGACTGGCGCTCCGCGATTTCGATGCAGTTCACCTGATCCCAGAAGGGCGCCGGCTTCGATAGTGGCGCCCCACCTTGGAGCCCGTATGCGCATGACCTACACAGGACCGCTCCCGAAGTTCGCGAAGCACGGCATTGGCGCGCGTAAGGGCGAGCAGTGTGATGTGCCGGCGGGCATGGTGACCTACTTCATGGGGAACGGGTTCGCCCCGGTGCTCGACGTTCCGCTGATCTCGAGCACCACGCTTGAGGCGCCAGCAGAGCAGGCCGTCGCTTCCGAACCGACGCCGGAGCCAGACCAGGAGCGCGAGCCGCTGATTGTGATTCCGCAACTTCGCCGTCGAGGGGGGCCGCGCAAGCATGCCTGACATCATCGTCGGCACCACCGACATCCGCGGATTCTCGGTCAAGGATCTCAACGGGAACTACGTCACCGGACTCACCCTGGCGTCGTTTTCCGTTTCGCTCAATCGACGGCACCTCTCGACATCGTTTGCGGCGGCTCCCGAGGGCGTGTCGATCGCCGAGCGCGGGACCGGCTCTTACGAGGCGTCGTTCACGCCAGGCTCGGACGCCGCGGGCTACATCTACCGGATCAGGATCACAGAAGCGCCCGACCCCACGATTCCGCTGTCCCAGGAGGCGCTGCACGAGTGGTATCTGACCGCGGATTCGACGTCCGAGGTTTACACGGAATCGGACGCCTTCTGCTCGCTCGCCGACGTGCAAGCCAAGGTGCAGCGCGGATCGTTCAGTGGCACATCCGCCCCGACCTCTGGCCAGATCCTCGACTTCATGGCTTGGCGCGCGGTCGAGCTCGAAGCCGTCATCGCGCAGGAGGGCTACGCCAAGACGGTCGCTACGGGCGGGTCTCCACTTGGCACGACCGGGAACGACCGCGTCCTTGGGAAGCTTCTCCGCAACGCTAACGCAACGATTGCTGCAGCCGACGCGATCATGGCGTTCGATGTGCGCGACGTCGCACTGCCGAGCGGCGTGGTGAATGGTTACATGATGGCATACGAGTCCCTGGTCAAAGACTGCCGCGCATACGTCAATCGCGTGATCTCTCCCGCGGTGATCGTGGGCGGGCAGTCGGCGGCGGTGGACGTGTCCACGCTCTACACGACCGGGACGATCTTCTGATGCCGAAGCGAATCAATGTAAGACTCGGGTTCAACCCGGCGAAGCTCAACGATGCGCTCAAGATGACGGGCGCTGAGGCCGCAGTCGCCACTGACGCCGCGGACAAGGTCTTCCGCAGTTACGAGCGCGAGCTGTTCGCCAGCGGTGGGGCGCTCGGCGGTGAGGTTTGGGCGGACAACAATCCGAGGTATGCGCTCTGGAAGTCCAAGCAGGGGTTTCACAACGCTCCGCTCGTTTTGACCGGGAAACTGCGCAACAGCCTGACCTCCCCAATGGACGGGGAGCATGTGCGCCAGAGTGTTGAGCAGGCCGACGGCAGATGGACGGCGCGGCTTGGTTCCACCAACCCGGCCGGAGCCATCAACCAGCAGGATCACGTCTCGACACTACCCGAGTATCTCGTCAAGGTCTTCGGAGCCAAGACGATCAGCGTCAAGGCTCGCGATGCGATCCAGGGGGCGGCGAATCAGACCGTCGCTTACGCGCAGGCCATTCGCAAGGCGCTGATTCCCGTTCTACTGCGCAGGTTCGCCAAGGTTTCCGGGGAGAAGCCCTGATGTCTCTCCGTGGACCAGAGCGCGCCGTGACCGCGGTGATGGGCCTTCTCGAGCAATCGCTTTCGACGTTCTGTCAGTCGATTGACACAGAGGCCGCCGATGGCATCGGTCTCCCAGCGCCAACCGCGTGGTTTAACGCGCGCGGCGGGAAGATGTTCGGAGACACCGCGCAGGTCAACGTCTGGTGCGAGTCGTTCACGTCCCCCGACTGGCAGGCCAACGCGACGAACTGGTCCCTGTCTACCGACGCTCCGTTCTCCGCTGAGTACGTAATCAAGTCTCGGTTGACCCACTCGAATCGCGCGATGCTGTCGTTCGCGGACATGGAAACGCGCTCTCAGCGATACGCTGCGGCGTTGATCCGCTGCATCACGCGGGCACATCCGACCCTGCTTGCTGGGGGTGTCGCGTTCGTCAACTCCTACGACGTCGCGATGGACTCGACGATCCAGGGCGACCCGGAAACCGAGCGGCGGTTCGATTCGATTGAGATGTCTCTTGTGCTTTGCCTGACCGAGGATTCTTCGGGCGAGGGCGCTCCGAGTGGCGGCAGCGTGTCGACGGTCCTCAAAGAACAGATCCGAACCTAGGAGGAATCATGGCCTCGATTTCAGTCAAGCGCGCCACGGTGGGAGTCAAGGCCGAATCCTCTCCCTACACGTTCAACGCGCCCGTGAACACGGACAGTTTCCCGGCGTTCGACATCGCGATCTCGTGGAACGGGCCGAACTACGAGCGCATGGAGACGCGTGAGCATTACGGCAAGTACGACTCGATCCCGGCCGGTGCCGTCTCGTGCGATATCGGCTTCAAGTTCCTACTGGTCGGATCGGGAACCATCGACGTCGCGCCGCACTGGAACAAGGCGCTAATGGCGGCCGGCTTCCGTGAGTCGATCGTCGCGGCGACGTCGGTGACCTACGAGCCGTGGTCGGTGTTCGACGCCAACCTGACCGGGACCGTCCAGCGCCCTTATCAGGCGTACTCAGTGGCCGTGATCTTCCGCGACGTGAACAACGCCGGCGGAACTCCGGCGGTCCGATATGCGCTCTCCGGCGGCATGGCGACGATGTGCAAGTTCACCTGCAAGTACGGTGAACCTGTCATCTGCGAGGTCAAGTACAAGGGCGCCTACGTCGCGACCGCTGACGTCGCCGAGATCACGCCATCCGGCGTGTCGACCCAAGTTCCGCCGCGGTTCCTGGGCGCGAACTTCGTGACGCAGATGTCGAGCTACAACGCCGAGTTCGCGCAGCTCGAGTACGACATGGGGATCGAATCCGCGGACATCGTGGATGCCAACTTCTCGGCGACCAACTCGTTCAAGGGCTCGACCATTGTCGGCCGGCGCCCGAAGGGCAAGATCGACCCGGCGATGGTGCGCGTCGCGGTCAATGACTTCCTTGGGATCTGGCGCACCGGAACCGCCGGCGCCATCGGCCAGACGTCGGTGATCGGGTCATCAAGCGGCAACCGCATCAAGCTCAACGCCCAGCGGTGCATCTACACCCAGCCCTCGCTCGCCGATCGCAATGGGTTCCAGACGCTCGACATGCCGTTTGACATGACGGTCGCATCCGGTGGATCGGACGGCGCCGACTTCACGCTCACCCTGACTTGAGGAGGCCTTGTGCGGATTACCA